AAAGTGAGGCACTAATGAGTGAATATGTTTGGTGTCATGGTACTAAGTGCCATACTAATCACACACAGGATAGAATAAGAGGTGTCCAAGGTTCTAAAGTATTGAGGACTAGAAAGATAAAACAAAACAAATGGAATTCAAATCATTACTTCTCACACTTTTGTAGTCTGGGTTGTTATACTGATTTCCTGTATGCACATTGGGAAGAGTTCATTAGACTACACCCAAGGACCGAGGCTTTAGAAACTCCGATTAATGTAGTTAAAGAAAAGGCTACTAATTGGCGAGGCGACCCATATACAAATATTAAGATTGAGGCTATTGACAATGCTTGACTTATCCTATATGTTCAAGGACATGACAGATATAATAACTAGAACTAATCCTTTCA